TTCACCTTTATCAATCAATCCTAAAGAACTCGCAAAACTATTCATTGTATTATTAGCGTCTGGTTGTATTGAATTTTGGATATAATCCAACATTGCTTTTTCTTTGTTTTCGTAAGTGCTTGAGCCGTTGCTAAAATAATTCAATATATCTTTTGACATATCAAAAGCCAATAAACAAGTCAAAGCGTCATTACTAAACTGCTCATCTAAAAATAAACGCTTCATGTCGCTAACTAAATGCTGTGCTTTGATGTTTGCGTTAGTAATTAATAATGATTTTCCACTTATTTTAGACGTAATATCGTTTCTATCTTCTTGCTGTATCTGAGCTTCGTTTCCGTCTCCTTGACTAGCCATCAAATACTTTTGCGACATCTTAAGATTTACATTCTTAGACAATAAACCCTCTTCTATATTTTCCAATACTTTAGAAATTCCAGCCACACGACTTGGCGAGGTCATTAATGAATTGCAAGTCAAACCATTTGCCAAATCATAAGTGGGTATGATGTTCTTTAAAGGAATTTTAAACTCCTGACCATCTAATTTATATTTTATCTGTCTATCTCCAAACGCTTTTAATTCTGCTTTTGTCGAAATAAAAGATTTTACTTTTTGCGTTTCTAACAAATCCGTTTCGCTCGGAAGTAAATTATAGATAGATTTTGTCTCGTCTAAAGCTTTTACTTTGTATGTCAAATTGGTACCTGCTGCTGACAAAAACCACATCTGCTGGAACATAAAATCTTCTTGAGACTGAAAATAATTTGGCTGTTTGAATAATTTTAATATCGGACTATTTTCAATTGGCTTGCCTGCTGCGTTTAAATGCGAAATTTTCATTTGAGAATATATCTTACATCGCAAAGCTATAATAGTCATAAGTATTGGATTAGTCAATGACATATCCAAATACTTGGTAGAATTAGCAAAACCACCATTTTCTAAAAAAGAATAGGTAAAAGTACCTGTGCGGTCCCTTTCCACATTTACAGTCCTACCTTGAAAAAAATTAAATAATCCCATAAAGCAAATATAGTAAAAATTATTAACTCAAGCGAAAAACTTTTGTAAACCATGAAATTACGTATTTCATTGCATCTAAAATGTGATCGTCCCCGTTTTCCTCAGGAACGTCCATTTGTATTCCTTGCCAAATTTTCCAAGAATAGTTCTCATATTCGTTTTCAATATTAATCGACTCTTTTACGTAATGGATTTTACTTTTTTGCATTGTCTCAATTCCTGCCGCAATAGACCCACTACCTTTATTAGCGCCAATTACATTATATCCTGCGTTTTTTAATTTGCGTGCCTCTTCTTTGTTTAACTCATTCCCTCTATCGTGAATTATTTGTTTATGCTTTTCAATTCCTAACTTTTCAAATTCCTCTGAAAGCGTTCCTTTCATCTCATTTAACGGGCAATATAATATTTCATGAAAGAAATAATTTTCATCGCCATCGAATTTCATTTCAACAAGTGCAGTAGGCGCACTTAACCCAAAGTCTAAACCGTAATAGCTTTGATATGGCAATTTATAAAAATCTTTTTTGTTTAGTGTTTCCCAACCTTTAAAAATACGGTTTGGTTTTTCTGATTTTAGTCCACGACCAAAGACAAGCCAATGATACAAAGATGCACTACCAACTTCCTCGTTGTAAATGCATCGTTTTAATTCGTTTAATTTCTTTTTTGAGTGATTGTCTGGATTATTCTCAATATCATAATTTTTAGGCAATTCACATTCCGATAGTGGTTGATACGATTGTATTTGTATTTTAGATTCTAAAGGGCAAAATGGATTATCCTCAAATGTGGAAAATAAAGTAATGGTATTTTCTTTTCGCTTTTCTTCATTAACCCAATGTGTTTGCTTGGGGTTCCAATCAAACAAAATATACTTTGCTGTCCTTTGCGAAAGTTGCTTATAAACTTCATGCGAAAATTTATAAGGTTCGTTTATCCAGCAAATATCTTGAGTCATACCCATTGCATCGTCCTCATCATCCAATCCTGTAAATCTAATAAAGGAATTATTATGTAAAAAAGTCCAAGTATGATTGGTTTTATTTCTTAAAAAATACTTAGTTAGATTTTCGATTTTAATAAAAGCATCAAATTCCTGTACTGTAATTTCTTTGTTTTCTAACTGCTTTTTTCTACCCATTGGGTCTGAAAGCCATTTAACCCAGTCGACCTCTACAATTTCTCTACATGATTTTTGAGTATCTCTTAAAATGGTACAGGTAGTTAACGGATTTTCGAATAAATCTAAAAACAAGTTTTGGAAGTTGCTCCATGTCTTTGAACTCCTAGAACTTCCCTCCTCGACTATTAATTTGTATTTTCCTGACTGTGATGCTTGCCAAATATCACGGAATACCTTTGTGGCCAAAAAATCAATTGCGTTACTCGTCATCGTTATTCTCGATTATACGCACATTTATTGATGATGGGGTTTGGCTTATCTTTTCACCTGCCGTGGTTACGTCTAATTTATCGCCATATTTTTTAGGTTGCAATTTCGATAATTCCCACTTTTTCGAATCAATTTTCAATCTTTGCAGTTGTACCCATCCAGTATCTATTTTGCCTGTAGTTGGGTCTCTTTGTGGCTCCTCCATGTAATCTGCTTCAATACTTTCGAATCTAATTTCAGCTCTTAATTCCATCGCGCGCGTGTAATGTATGGCTTTGTTTTCGTCTTTTTCTATCCAAGAGTAGAAAGTAGTGCTATCTGGCATGCCCTCTTTTCTTAGCGTAGCGCGCAAAGATAATCCACTTTCGATAGATTCTATTATTAAATTAAATGTATTTTCTATATCATAAGCCATAACACAAATATACTAAATTATTCCGTAATAATAAAAATCTAATTTTTTCTGTATTTCTTTTGCTTCTTTATATTTGCCCTCTGCGTTAAATTTTTTCTTCTGGGTTTCTAAGTCTTGTAATAAGTTTTTGGAAGTCATCTAGTGTGCGTATTATGTGATATTCAAAACCTAGAGCTTCTACACGTTGTTGGAATTTGTTTTGTACTTCGCTTTGTATTCCCTTTTCGATTTTTACCTCGATAAAGATACATTTATTTTCAAGTAAAACAATCAAATCTGAAACACCAGCCATTTGACCTGTAAGTTTTAAATTTTTTGCTTCTAAAATATTCCTAGATCCGCCGTTTGGAACTGAAAATATTAATCCTTTTACGTTATTTTTAAACCAAATAACCAATTTCTGTTGTAGTTGTGATTCTGTCATAATTTTTAATTTGTAACCAAAGTAACCGTAACCTTTTTAGTTTTAAACTGTATAAAAAAATATAAATAATTCATTATATGCATAATATATGTAAAATGAAATATTATATATAGATAATTATATTATTTTAGGTTACAATGGTTAATGTTATTATTATCAATGTTTTACGTGGTTACTTTTTAGTTACAAAAAAGTTACTTTTAGTTACAAAAAGTGTTGTTCTGTAGTATTATTATTACTTTCGTACTTTTCATATAGTTCAAACCCTTTTTTAAATTCGCCATTAATTCGATGCAATTTGTAAAATATTTTATTTTTGGTAAAAATATCTTTAATGTCATACTTGGTCGGCTTAACCAATAATTTAGCGTTTAGAATATTTAAAACTTCACCTTTGTTTAAAATAACCCTTTCGGTAAATTTAGAATTATATTCAAATGAATAATGATTAAAAAATAATTCTTCAAAAGGCATCACCTCTAAATTTTGCGATGTATTGCTATTTAAAAATTCAATATCGGTGCTGCTATAAATTTTCCAGTCAAAATCTTTACGGTATAAATCAAAAACTTCTCGCCATAAATCATCAGTATTAATTTTAATCATTGCATCGTAATCGATACTTTGCACGTTAATAGGCAAAATTCGTCGATTTCCCGTAACATCTTTTAAAACATCGCTCTCATTACTTGTTCCGCATAAAGACGCCTTACGTTTCATTTTTGAATAAAATGCGCTATAAGGTAATCTAATATCAATTTGGTTTGCATCGGCTATTTTTTTAAAGTCTTTCACATCTTTAGTGGCCAAACCTCCGAACTCATCATCTAGGACAATCAAACCTTTTACCAGGTTGTAAATACTATCTTTGTCTTTAGCGTCTATTCGATGCTCTATGAGGTATTTTTGCAAATCTTTTGGCAATAGATTTCGAAAGAAAGAAGTCTTTCCTGTACCTTGTTTTTGACCGCATAAAACCAAAGTAAGTGGTGAGACTTTTGTTTCATGCATTGGACTTATCCAATTATGAACCGAACCTACCAACCACTTTTTAAACGCCCATCTATTAAATTCACATTGTGGATAAATACAATCGGCATACTTTTCAATATTCCCCCCTTTAAATTCTTTGTTGCTAAAAAAATCATTTAATGGGTTAATTGTTGGTGTTGCTTCGGAATTAATCATGTCCCGAACGTCCGACTTATTTACGTTAAAATCTAGGCAATTTTTAGCCGAAAAGTAAATACTATTTAGTTTTATGTCATCGAGTATTTTATCGTTTATAAAAATTTCGCTTGTGATGGAATCCCGATATGGATTATAATTTTCGTGTATAAAGTTTTTAAGTTGTGAAACTTCGGTTTCCTCGCTTTCAATTTGAAACTCTGTTTTTGAATTAATCAAATCTAAAATAAGGGCATCATCTGGAGCATCCAATTTTAATACTTCGGTAATATGCTTCTTTACGCTTTCAATCGTTGGCGTGCCTTGCGTCTTTTGCAGAGCAACTGTTGAAATAGTTTTCTTTGTTAAATCAGAATAAATCTCGATACCTTCTTCTTTTACGTAATGATAAAAGGTACCAATTGTAATATTCCCACCTTTGCAAAAGTTCTTGTAATGCTTTTCGATGTCCTTTTCGTTGTACTTTGACCCGTTTTGGCAAACTGCTTTAAAATAGTTCAATCCAGAATCACCAAACTTAGAACCAATAGCAAAACCAATATCGCAATATCTTTTATAATCATCTTGACATAAATCAATGTGCCTTAATTTATCAATGATTAAACTGAAATCATCTTGCACAAATATAAAATCCTGTTTTTTCGGTTTGGCTATTTTTGATTTTGCGATAAATTTTATTGCTTTTTCATTTTGGAAAATGTATGGATCATAAGATAAAAACCTTAATCGATTTTTATTTTTGCAAGATTGATCAATCATGATGTTGAAATTATCCCAATAGTACTGTCCTATTTCGTTGAATGATTCTAAGAATTTATTAGGGTTAATTTTTATAAATACGCATATCCCATCACCACCAAAAGAACGATGGGAAACAAACGTATATTTGTCTTCATTTATTTTATTAAGCAACTGCAAATCAACGTTCTCATCTATATCAACAACTATCAAACCATTCAATTCTAAAATATTACTCTCAACTTTTGAACCCTGATTCATAATAGCTGAACCTGTAATGCAAGGCATTTGATTTTTCAAGTCTTTATACTTCGATGGCTCTTTTTTTAATGCTCTAGCCGTCAAAACTAAATCTTGATACTTCCCATTCTTTATAATGTCGATATAATTTTCTAAATCAATATCGGTTTTATTGGTGTCTTTGATATTTTGGTAAAAGCTAAATTTCATATTTTTTATTTTTAGTTTCAGTTAGTATTTTTTCGCAAAAAGTTTCGTATCGGGTATGCTTTCCATCTTTCAATATTGATTTCAAAATGGCTAAATATATGGGTAAAATAAATTTCCGGAACCTGATTTTGAAAGATCCCTTTTGTTCATGCCATTCAAAATCTTTTAGGGGGGTATCAAATTTACATAAAAAAAGAACCCATTTTTGTTTTAAAACTTTTAAGACTTCGTATTTAGAATGACCCTTAATAAAATGAAAGTTTAAATCTATTGTCGGTATCTCGGGAGTTGCTTTTTTACCTTTAATCTCAAAAAGCTTTAATTCTAATTCTTCTGGTGGCTCTTTTTCTGGTATTTCTGTACCACAATTAGGGCAAACTTTTTCTTTTTTCTCAAAATTATAACCACATTCCTCGCATTCGTAAATATCTAGTAAGAAAGATTTTCTTTGTTTATCGAAAAATATTTTTTTCCAGTCTCTATCGAAAGAAAATATACCATGCTCGGCATTATTATTACCTCCATCGATTAAAGTGAAGTAAGGTTTTTCGATTTTAGATGTTTTTCTAGCTCCACGACCTGCGATTTGAATCCACAAAGAAAGACTTTTAGTAGCGCGCGCCATTAAAATAACTTCAACATCGCAAACATCAAATCCCTTTGTGAAGCACCCAGTATTAATAAGGACTGCATCTTGTGTGTTACGAAACCATTCTACAATACCTTCACGTTCATTTGAATTATTATTTACACTATCGTATGTTTTTACGTTTTTATCGTTAAAAAGTTCAGCATATATTTTGTTGGTTTCAGTCGATGATGTAAAAATCATTGTTTTTTTACCATCACATAATTTATCAAATGTTTTACGAAGTGCTGATTTATAACTTTCTGACTGAAACACTTCTTTTAAAGATGATGCTGTAAATTCACCGCTTGCATCTGTTTTTAATCCGCTTGCATCAAAATCTATATATTCATTTTTTTCTGGTATTAAATAGCCATTTTGCATAAGCCACGATATAGGTTTGCCACAAACAATATCATCATACCATTGAGACATTGTTTCAAGTTCGCTATACTCATCATCAATTTTGCTTCTTTTTAAACGAACTGGAGTAGCGGTAAAACCTATGCGTTTGCAATTTGGTAGAAATTCAAATAATTTATTGAACTCCCAAATATGGCACTCATCGATAATGCAATAGTCAAATAAAGGTAATTTTTTTCTTCTGTTCCAAAGACTTTTTACCATAGCAACAATAACTTTATTTTCTGGGATTTTTTTACATCCAGCCAATACGCATCCAACATCAATACCTTGCTTTTTAAAAGTATCTACTGTTTGATTTACCAAATCTTCGCTATCAACTAATATCAAAGTTTTACTATCTAAAATAGAAACCAACTCTGTAAAAACTACGGTTTTTCCACCTCCTGTACTTAACTGGCAACAAACAGAATCGACTTCCTTTAATTTTAAAAGTATCTCATCTAAGAACTCTTTTTGATGTGGGTATAAAGTTTTTTTCATGATTTTATAAAAATGAGAAAACCCCTAAGATGCCATCACACATCTTAAGGGTTTCTCGATTAGTCGGCAAGACTAAATTTCTTAACGCAAGTGATGGTTTGCAGGAACAAATATAATCAATTACATTGTATTATCATAATTTATTTTCGATTCATAAATATAATAAATAATAGTAGTTTTGATTGGGTAGTATTTATTTAAGTCATTACCTAATAAATGCAAGTCTCCAATAGCGTATAATGATCTTCCCTTTACTGTTTTAGATTTTTTTAATCCTGTTTTACATAGCTTATTTCTAACGGATTTTACACTAATTTTTAAGTGTTCCGCTATTTGGTCTACATTTAAATATCTCATAATTTTAATTTTTTTATAATCTCGACTAAACAACTCACTACAATCGAATTCCCAGCTTGTTTATATGCTTGTGAATCGCTCACATTCCATTTGAAATTTTCATTGAAATCCATTAATCGGAAACATTCTTTTGGGGTTAATCTTCTTATTCGTTGGCTATAATTTGTGGCTAATCCGCTTCTTGAACTTCTTAATGATGGACTATAATTTTCATATTCTCTTGTTTCATTTTCTGAAAAGTCATTTGTCAAATCATAAATAACCACATTATCTTTCTGAACAGTTGTAAGTGCGTTTGAAGTTCCATTTTCGTTTATTTCAAGCATTTGTTCTGTTGGTAATCCTGAAACTCTACTTAATGGATTTTGTGGGTTACGACCTCGAATTGCTCCGATTTGAACTTCATTTATATAAGTGTTTGTAATAGGCATTTTGTGATATCCAGCAGGAATACAAGATGAAGTTCCATTTGAATCAGAATCCATTGGTTTAAACATTCCTGAAAAAACTCCTTCTTTAGTAGCAAAATGATTTATCATCTTATCACTCAAAAAATACTTTTCTTCAACTTCACTTTCAAGAACATCTTTCAATCTTTTAACCAAATGAAACGGCTTTGGAAACGAAAACTCATTATCAGCATCATCACGAATCCCAATAATAAAAATACGTTCCCTATTTTGTGGAACTCCGTAATGTTTGGCGTTCATAACCTGGTAATAAACGTGATATGGTGTTGAATTTTCGTGAGGGAATATTACTGGATTTCCGTTTACAGATTTACCCCCTAAATAATCAATCCATCTTTGAAACGTTTTTCCGTTGTCGTCACTCATTAAACCTTTTACGTTTTCAAAAATGAAATATCTTGGTTTATTTTTCTGTATAAATTCATGTGAATTATAAAACAAAACTCCATTTTTGGAATCTTCTCCCTTACGTTTTCCAGCAAGTGAGAAACTTTGGCAAGGAGGAGAAGTCATATAAATATCTAAACTTTCTTTTGGAATTTCACGATTATATACATCCATTGGATAATAAGCAGGCTCCCCAAAATTATAAATATAAGTTTGTCTTGCATACTTATCCATATCACAAGCAAACTTTTTATTTTGCTTAATTCCTAATCTTTCAAGTGCTTGGTCAAATGCACCAACACCGCTAAAGTCCGAACCTGTTGTTATCATAACTTTAATTTTTTTAAAACAAACATTGTTGAATAAAACTTTTATTAAAATCTCCAACGCTCTTTTTTTAAATATTTATTTAACTTTTAAAATAAAAGAGGCGGCTTAGTTGGTCGTTCACCGTTCTGCCATTCACTAAATTTCTTATCACCCATCTTTTTTATGAAGTGCTTTATATTGTTTCTGTATAATCCCACCCTATGATTTTCATTCATTGCAGCCTGTGAGTCGTCCGCTTCAATATCATTGTAACCCGCCTCAATCATTGCTTTATGGTCTGGGAATACATCGCTATGCCTATCTGTTTCTTTGTTTATCAGGTAGTCCTCTTTGCCACCAAAAGAAAATATTGTAATAAAGTTTTTAGGCAAATCACCTATACTTTTGAATAGTGAAACCTCCTTAGTATATGTATAAAAAATACATTGCGGATTTTCTTTTGCGAAGTTTATCCAGTCGGCTGCATATTGCAAACTAAAAAAATCTCCAGCATCGTGTATCCGAATAAATTTACCATTGTATTTTTTTAGTTTCAACTCTTCATTTATTGCCTTAATCCACTCATCTCTTTTGTTCAAAACAAATTCAAGTTTTTCGGTATGTGCTTTCCTCACATTACTGAACATAAATGTTCCATTCTTTGCGTAACAAAATGCGGCACACACCCCAGCATTAGGGCAGGTATTAAATTTAGTTCCATCGGTTAATTTAACCCAGTGGGCGGGTAGCGTCCACCCGTAAACTCCTGTTTTTTTTAAGTCTTTATTTTGCGTAAATAAATTCATATTTATTTGTTTTTAGTAATAGTTAATAAAATCTTTACTTGGATTATCGAATGTTTTACACACCCACTCCCACGCCTTTTCGTATGTTTCAAAGTCTTTTCGTGTTTGTATGTACTTATTTTTGCAATCTAAAAAGTCTACAAAAACATCCATTCTTTTTGCCCTTTTAGTTTTAAAAGGCGGGTTTCCGATAATTGCGTTTGTTGTTTCCATTTGTATTTTATTTTTAATTGTTTCAGGCGTATAATACACCCCGTTTAAGTTTAGTTTTTCAATTGCACTTTGTAGATAATTCATAAAAAGCATTTTAAAAGTTAAGCTCATAATTTCTCAAATATTCGTCTAACAAAATACCCTCTTATAATTGATACAATAAAAAATACCAATGTGATGATTATATTTTGTGAGAAAGTTACAGGAATCTCTAATATAGGGTATAGAATTACTTGTATTAATATCGAGGTGCCAAGTCCTATAATGGTTTGGACAATGCTCTCGATTAGCGATTTTTGTTTAGATTGGGTCATATTGTAATATATTTTTAGTGGGATTGGTTTTTTATTATAATACATTTATAGCGTGTAGCGGATAGTTAGCAGTAATGTTACCGCATAACGAGATTAGGATAGTTTACACATTTTTCAAAATCCTCTATTTGCCAAATTTCACCTCTATCATTATCTAATTGAAAAGCCCTTTTTCCATTATAATTTGGTAAATCGGCAGTTATTGTTTTTACTGTATTTTTATCTTTTAAATAACCCTTTTCATTTTTTATTAAAACCTGCATCCCTATCTGTAGAAAAACACTACTGCTAACATCGGTTTTGTCTAATGCCTTAGAATTGTCTGTATCTGAAATCATATTGTTTAATTTAAATATTAGTGTTTACTTGTTGTGTCTAGTCTTTAATCATCGGCACTAGACAAAGCCGAGTAACGTTATCAGCAACCGCCCCATAGATTGTTGATAATTATTTGTCTAAAATTAAAACTTCAAAATCTTTAAACTCATTTAAACAATTATCTCCGTGTACATTCATTGCATTTGTGATTCTCCATAATTCAGAACCTTCTTCTTTTTGTATTTGAATTAGATAATTTCCATTAAAATCAACATCTATCGAATTTGAATCTACATTAATTTTTGAAATCCTAGCAATAAGCATATCAATCACAATTCTTACCGTTTCAGTGTCTAATGATGGGTCAATGCGTGTGTAATAATCATTTTGC